TATTTGCGCTGGATATCCTTGCAGCACCTTGTGCATTTGCATTATTAGTATATAGATTACCTTGATTTTGAGCATAGTTCGATCCTAAACTTGCAAGAGAGTTACCAGTGGATTGACCTGTATTAGATACAGATGCAAGCTGATTAAGCCTATTGCCATATTCATTGCTTACGTAATCTTGCGCGTAGTTTTGGCCAGCAGTGAAAGATTTGCCACTACCGAATCCACCCCTTGAAGCAAGTCCAGCTTCTAGTTGTTTTTGTCCTTGTGATCGTCGGAATTGATATCCCGGGGCAGATTGTAATTCTCGAAGCGACCCAGATGAATCACCATTAAGACCTAGTAGTCTACTTTGTGCGCTTAATGCTCTACCGCCTTCTCGTAGCCAAGGGGCGAGGTCTGCGCGAGATAGGTCAAATTGACGGCGATTCTCTAGGGTTGCTCTATCAGTAGCTGCATTTGCTAGCTTTGCCGCTTCATCTAGTGCGTCTTGCTGATCTTGGCCCGTGATAGTGTCAATAATGCCTTGGCCCTGCTCTCCAATTCTATCTATGGCCTGTGATATGGCACCACCACCAGTAAATAACCCGCCAGTTAATAAATTTAAACCATCCGAGAAAGAAAACCCCATATATCCCCCTGCTACTTTCTTGTATTGTTTTAGATTTTACTCTAAAAACACGTTAATGAGTACACACTTCACATTATCTGTGCATGATATTTCATAAATTCTCGCTGGGCCTTTAGTCATGCCCAAGCGGTTGAATATTACTCGCTTAAAATACTCTCCTACAGCACCTATACCCCTGCTAATTTCGTTAGACCAGTTATTCCCTGAGTCATTACTCCACCTTAGTAAAATAACAGCTTCTGGGTCGCTTAAAGCAGTTACCCCAAACTCTGCCTCGATCTGCATCATATGATGTACGACTCGTTTCATATCACTTGAAGGTGAGTAGAAAGACCGGACTATTTTTAGAGGATTAGCACCATTTTTATAAGTATTAGAGTCAATACTATATAAAGTAGTTGAGTTGTAATCGCTTACATAATGCTTCCCATTGAAGTAAATGTAGAACTGAGGTTCCCACTTTGCAAACGTACTTGAGATAAAACTTGCGCGTTCGTGCCATAAACTCGTGTTAATGTCATAGACAAAAGTCTTATTCCCTGTAGGAAAAGTTATTACATAAAAGTGATGCCCGTCTTTTTGATATGAGAAAGCTCTAGCGTCTGATATCGTGGACATAGACTGGATTGAATATTCGATACTATCAGTAGATATTCTTTGGGGGGTGTAGCCGTTTAGTTTGTAAACAATACCAGTACCTTGTTTTGATTGCCCTAGCCAAAAAACAGTATTATCTAAAATTGCTGTCGAGTAAATTGCAGCACATCCGATCTCAAAAATAGCCGATCCATTACGGACAAAAGGGGAAGGGTAGGTTCCTGAGTCTGTAAAAATCTCTCCTGACTCTTCGCAAAACATGATTAATTCATTGTGTGAAACAACGTGAGTTACTACGTTGTCAGGGTTTGAATCTACTGTTTGCAGGTTGAGCTGATCCCATTGTCCGCCATCGAGGACTTCTGAGACAAAGAAATTTTGCGAGTTCGGTTCCTCTGCTACAAAGCGCCCGTTCATGTAACTTACTTTTTTACATCCGTTTGGGAATCCATAGCCCGATGTCAGAAATGAATGTGTCCCGTAAGAGTTCTGTATGCTCCAGGTAATACCATCTGGTGACGTCATAACTTTATGACTATTGCCATCTCCAACCGCAACAAATATAGACCCGTTCCACGTAACCCCTCTCCATTCATTGCCTGAAACTCCTGCAGGAATGCTTCGGGTAGTCCAGGTAATACCATCGGGTGACGTCATAACAATGCCCGCGTTACCAACTGCTACAGCAATTGTATCGCTACAAGCAACAGACTCTAAGAAAGAATAAACAGATTGACTTCTTAATGTCCATGTAATCCCGTCTGGTGACGTCATGATGCTATTTGCAATAGTTGTCCCTTGACCAACCGCAATAAATAATGTTCCACTCCATCCCACATATCGCCAATATGAGTCTGCCGCGCTTACTCTTATTATCCAGTTAATACCGTCTACGGAAGTCATCACCCTATTGCCGACCCCTGAGCTTGCTACAGCTACAAATATAGAACCATTCCAGCATACGCTCTGCCAGTGATTATCAGCAGCACTCACTCGTTGTGTCCATGTAATACCATCTGGTGATGAGATTGCTCTAATTCCAACGCCTTCCTGTGCAACAGCAACAAATAACGAACCATTCCAAGCAATACCATGATAATATAAGGAGTTAATTGTTGTTCGTTGCGTCCATGTAATACCATCTGGTGACGTCATCGCCCTAGCTGGCCCAGCCGGATTCGCAGAAGCAATGGCACAAAATACCGTTCCATTCCATGCTACCGATCGCCAAGGTATATCCCCGGCGCTTTGTCTTTCTGTCCACACAAAACCATCATATGATGTGACAACTCTATTGCCGACCCCTGAGCTTGCTACAGCTACAAATATAGAACCATTCCACGCTATAGCGTCAAGAATATTATTATAATTTATGTAAAAGTCATCAATTGTACTAATAGTAGAGCCGTTTAATGTCTCTGATACCTGGAAAGCATTAGCAGTTAATCCAGTTGATATTACAAAATAAACAGTGTTTGTTAAAAGCCCAACTGGCAAAAACCCAGTAGTTTGCAATAAAACTCTATCACCAGCTACCAACCCATGAGCGGTAGAAGTAACCACCGCCGGGGTGGCAGAGGTGACGGTAAAATTAGCGGTTAATACTTTGATCTTCAACAAGACATTGGTCGAAAAAGTAAACAACCACCCATCCGTACCATTGACACAGATTAACTCGATACCATTATCCGAGAATTCATAAGTCCCACTCGTTACAGTTCCTCTTGAGGTCGATACAAGCGACGAACTTAATTCGTATAACGTAGTCCCAGATACATAGAAAGAACGGTTATTTGATGCGTTATACAGTCCCGCCGGGGTGCCTGATAAAGTACCTTCTGACTTTAATCCGTCTGTTTTATAAAAAGCAGTAATTGAGCCTTTATCATTCGTGACAGGGACTAAGTTGATACATTTATTGTTGGATAGGTTTAAGCTTTTTTGTACATCAGAGCCACCGATAAAACCAGGTACTTTCATGGTGCTATATCCGGTTGAAAATATGTTGAGACATTTGCCCTGTCGTAATTCATTGCAATCAAAAGCTCTGTATCTGCTCTATTTTTAAGGTCTGTCTTTTCACTTAATGACATTGCTGCATTCCCCATAGACGGCGCGATTCTTGACGCAAGCCCAAGTATTAAAGCCTCTCCCCACTCAGGCGCAAAATCTGGAGTATTAGACCCTGAGTCAAAATCCTCTAAAATTCTTTCATACCAAAACTGTAAAACATCTGTCGCATTATTTGGCGTAGGCCACACTTTTAAAATCCCATTTATTAATTGCGGATCATAATATGCTTGTACTATTTTACCAGGTGATGTTTTTGTGGTTAACCTTGTGTACTCTTCTCTTGATATAATTCTTACGGGAGTATCATTCCCAGCGAATGAATGCCAATTCGATGAATCTACATCAAGGCGTTGTGGTCTATTTATTTTTGTTGTATAGGTAAAAACCGCATTCCCTAACGTTGCAGCGCTTGTTAGACCTATAGCAATAGTTGTAGGAGCGCCAGGTGCGCCACTAATTGTGGTCCAGTGAATAGTCCCATTGTTCAAAACAATCCCTATATAGTCACCAGCAGCCATCCCAACTGTTGACGTTAATGACAAAGACGTTGAGCTAGTCGCTTCATCTGTTGCTAAGGTTGTTTGAATATAACTATTGGTACAGTGTGTCCCCGTTGCTCCAAGCGAGTATGTACTTGTCCCAACGGATAAAAAAAGCGTTGCCTGTTTCATCGCCCAAAGTTTCGCACCTTGAGCCATTAAGGATTTTACCCACGAGTTAAGACGCAATGCGCAGGATGCCAATCTTGTACCATCAATTGTTTCATCTTGTGCTAGCTCCCCTGTTTCCTCAAGGGCAGCACGTATAATTTGATCCCGCGTCAAGAAAAAATCAGAAGAGTTTGATGTTGTCATAGTTTCTCGGCCGTATTTTCGCCTATTGCTGCAAAATGTGGGTCAGGAGAAATTCTTGAGTCTTTTACGTCATTCCTTTCCCCTGGTATTTTTATATTATCTTGAGGATGCCTTTGCTCCCAGTCCTTATTGCATACTAAAGCACCATCCCAGCGTTTTTTTAGTTGCGATCGTTTATAGTCAAAGCCGCATACATCACAGCAACTTTTGCTATCACCCAGAACAAAGTCATTAATGTATGACATTAGCTTTTCTTCATATGAAGAATGATAGAATAAGTGTCGCTTGCACCAGCGAGAATAGTAGAGAAGTTAATATCACCAGTTACTCCAGCCCCAGCGTTATTAATCAATCCGCCAATATCACTAAAATCTAAAGTATTTTGGCCTGCACTCAATACGATTGCAGTTAAATCGGTAGTAGCATCCCAAAGGATATTAACTGCCATTCCTGAAATATCGTATTCAATCTTGGTAATTTTTACTGAAGTTGGCGCACCGGATAATGTTGAAACATCAACCTTTAATACGGCTGATTCTCCGGTTGCATCTGAAATATTAGTGAACTTCATTACTACATTGCGTTCGCCATCCACAAGGGTCTGTGACGTTACACTGTCGGCCATTATTTTCTCCTAAAAAAATGAGCCACCCGAAGGTAGCCACAATTTATTAAACGGCAACTGGGTTGATTAGGGCAGACTTGTCAGCAGCTCCAGTAACCATACTGTAGTTGTTGAAGAATGCAAACTTAGTGCCTGTAGCAATCAGCAGGCCAGCAGTTGCATCCAAATGCGCATCATAGTTATCAGCAACCAACCCAGAACAGGCGGTTGAAGATGAGCTAATCAAATTACCACCAGTTGTTGAAGTAGATGGACGGAAACTACGATTACCTACAATCATAGTATTAGTCATATCATTTGCTCCACTAGCAATTAAGGTTGCAGTATCAACTAAAGTTTTCGGATAGATAACCGTATTACCAGACACGTTTAATCGATCTATGATAGATGCAAGAACCAAGAAGGTTTGATTAGCAGGAACAGTTGTCAGAATAGCAGCGTTTACCCTGTTATTTGTAAGCGTCAGACCATCTGCAATATTTGCGGTTGTACCAACTTTTACACAAGAAACGAAGTTAAGAATTACTGAATTGTCCCTAAACTCACAAGAATCAACTTGGAAGTCTGTCGCTACTTGTGCATTTGCGATTGAAAAGCACGTTGCAATATTCAAAAAATTAGCTTTAAACAAGAAGTTTGAAACTAGCACGTTATTTGCGGTAACAGTGATAGTAGCAGTATTTGCTGTATCTAAGGTGATGGTAGGACGACTAGAGCCACTACCTAAACCAACAATAGCAACACCAGCAACACTCAAAATAATACCAGCAGCAGCCGATACAGTCTCAGCATGACCAGGCTTGACAAAGATAATGTCTCCACGATTAGCAACGCACTGGCTTATCGCATAAAGAATAGTAGAGAATGGAGAATCAAAAGTGCCTTTGTTACCATTTGAACCGCCACGTTGACCAGTCAGTAATCCGGTGGTTACGTTGGACACCCAGAATACTTTACCGGGATGAGTTTGGATAATAGGAACGCCGCGAATTTGAACGTTATCTGCAAAGCCGTTTGGATAATTTGATGTAGACATGATAAAACCTTTCAATAGATAATAGGGAGCATTTGCTCATTCGCAGAACTTGGTCTGCACCGTAAATCTTCCTAATACAACTACCTATTGAATGATGCTATGTTACTTTATTTCTAAAATAATCACAATCACTGTCTAACTCAATTAAAAGTCAAACAGTAATTGTTACTATTTACCCATTTCCTTGCCGCATCGCCAGCACATCGGCTACGGATACAAAACTTTCTTATAACCAAATAACTTGCAAATAAACATTCCATAAAACCAGCAACGAAGCTGATCAATTACAACAGTTATGTTCAATAAAATACGTTGTTTAGTTATCATAATTAACTCACTATTTTATTTAGGTGTTGCTAATTATATCCTAAAATCAATAATGAGATTTATTATTTTTAATTTAAAACATCATTAAAATCAATGACTTATCAGGCTCCAGGAGTTCCGAACCACTCGCGGAAATCGCCGATTTGGATGCTATATCTTTCTGTGGCCTTGGCTAGGGCGTTTTCAGTGCCAAAGTCGTTGTCCTTGGTAAACTCAAGGGCGCGGCGCTGGAACAGAGTCAGACCATCGGAAACGTCAGTACGGATAAAGAAAGCATCTGGATCAGTAAAGAAGTTATTCACCTTGACACCTTCAGGGAATGTCCCTAAAGCACGTAAAGCATTTACCGAGTTGTTTGCGCTGTCATTCTGGTTAATAGACTTCAAAATGCGAGCAGCTTCAAATTCCAATTGACGGGGGATATGCAGGCTCATAACTTGAAGAGCGATTTTATTACCACGGTCATCTGTTGCGCCATTAGCTTGAATAACCAAATCTTCCAGTGCGGCTTCAGACAAATCAGCAGGGGTAGCCAAAAGATTACTTTGGTTACCGCTTGAACTTGGAT